GGCTGATGCTATGAAAGATCGAAGAAATAAAATTGCATATCTTGCTGAGAATAAAACAAAAATGGATGCTCTAAAAGCCTCTATTAAAGATATGAAATCTAGAGGTGGACCGGGTGGCAGGACAAAAATAAAATATAAAAAGAGAAAAGGCGGAGGCTCACTAAAGACTGTAGATAAAGCTAAAAATCCGGGTCTTGCTAAACTTCCTACACCTGTTCGTAATAAAATGGGTTATGCTAAAAATGGCGGCTATACTAAAGATAAAATAAAATCCAAAAAAGTTTCGGGCAATGATGGCAATGCCATTGTAGCAGCTTGTTATGATTAGAAAAGCACTAAGAAAAGCAACAGGAAAAAAAAGAGCGGCTAGAAAAGCTCCTGCTTCTGACGTGAAGCAGGTAAAAAGACTTACGCCTAAAAAGGCTGCGGCAAAACAAACTGTTGCTTCTGCTCGTAAAAAAGCAAAAAAACCTGCACCTAAAAAAGCTGCGGCTAAAAAAGTAAAGAAGCCTGCGGATACGAAAGCAAAAAAACTTGCGGCTAAAAAGGTACGAGATGCTGCGGTCAAAAAGGCAAAGGAAGTTGCGGCTAAAGAAGGTCCGGTACCCGAAAAACTATATAGGTATCCGGGTGAAGGTATGCGGGGCAAATCTGGTCGTCTTACACAACGTGATATTGTGGGACAGGTCAAGCGTGGTGTTCCACAAACCGTAGCTAATAAGAGAGCAGAGGAGAGAGCAGCAAAAAGATTAGCAATAGAGCTGCCTATGAGAACATGGAACAAAGAAAACGCTGAAGATATATTAACGATACAAATATTTAATTCTGATAAAAATATATCAAAAACTGAAGCTCGTAAACTGGCAAAAGCAATGATAAAAGACAGTGAAAGGCAGGTAGAAATATCCGAAGAATTTCGAGGAGTCCTTTCTCCTTTTAGCGCACGTAGGCAACCGGACAAAGGATTTCGAGATGTATCTGATAAAACACTTAAAGATGAATCTTCTAAAAAATCGGGCGGTCGAGTTTACAAACGTAAGAAAGGTGGCAAGGTTATGAGTGGACAAGACTTTGTAAATTCTTTTTATGATTAGTCGCTCTTCAATAAGAAAACAAATTACTCGCCCTGCTAGAAAAAAAGTTACAAGCAAAACTAAACTACGTAGAAAACGTAAAAGGAGAAAGTAAATGCCGGGACCACATACACTTATTAAACGGCCCCATAACCTTGATGAGATTGTAGGTCGTCCTACAGGTCAGGGCTATGGTGCTGCACGTAAAGGACCAGATGTAAAGGGACCGCCTCAAGATGTTGTAGTCGATGAAGACTACACGCAAGGTAAAGCTTTTAAAGTAGAAGATTAATCATGGCTGCAAGAGATCGACTCTTAGAAGCTATCGAACAGGTTGAAAGCGGTGGTCGCAGAGATGCCGTTAGTCCTAAAGGTGCCAGAGGCCGTATGCAAGTTATGCCAGCAACGGCACGGCAACCGGGATATAAAGTTAGACCTGCTCGTAATGAAAGCGAAGAAGAGTATACCAGAGTAGGTAGAGACTATGCTTTAGCATTGCTTGACTATTATGGTGGCGATCTTGAAGCAACACTTGTTGCCTATAACTATGGACCGGGAAACGCTAACAAGTGGATAGCTTCTGGTAGAAACAAAAGCGACCTTCCCAAAGAAACCAGAAACTATATTACTAGAGTTAGTAAGCAGCTTGGAGGAGATAAAATGGCAAGACGACCATTAGAATTTGTAAAGCAAGATAAGCTTTCGGAATTAACTAAAAAGGCAGTAAAAAATCCTGACAGCGCAGATGCTCGTAAAGTTGTTCGTGAGCTTATTGCTAGAGGTTTGCCTGTTCCAAAAAAACTTCAAGCATCAATTGGTAAAGCTAGAGCAACGGCTGGTGTTGGAAGCCCTCCTCGTAAAGTTTCACGTCCCAAAAGAAAACCTGCTGCACCTAAACAACCTACGCAAGAAGAATTTATGAGAGGGCAAGCACGTCCTTTTAATGCTCCAAGAGGAGATACTCCTGCTCAAAGGCAACGTCCAGTTCGAATGCGTCCTCCTTCAGACTTTGAAAGAACGTATGTTCGTAAAGGTTCGGGCGTTCCACCCCTTCAGCGTAGAGCAGAAGATATACGAATAATGCCTGATACGCCCTTCTATGGTGATGAGCCGGGAGCGCCTTATCGTGGAAGTGGTAGAGGTATAGCTGGACCCCCTGTGCCTGAACGTCA